GTCCAGCGTAACGAACCCCGCAAAATCACCCGGAACCATATCCTCCAGCCGCAGCGGCATGGCCAGCTGCTCCGGGCTGCCTTGCCCGCGGATAAGCATGATGCCCAGCGCGCCGCCATACAGCCGGCCCCAGCACATGCCCTCCTGAATCTTTTTGATGAGCTGCGTGCGCCGCAGCTCAATGTCTATTTTTTTTAGCAGGTCCGGCGACAGGCCCGAAGTGATGGTGATCCAATTCTTCAGCATGTCCGCCGGAATGATGTCCACAATGCGCCGAACTATCCACGAATCCCGATACATCGCATTCAGCGTGGCAAAATCCCGCGTCATGCGCGTCATGACATACTCGGTCGCGTTTAACAGATTCGGTGTGTTGGCACCCAGGCGCGCCAGAGGATTACTGAATCCGTCCTTGGCCACGCCGCGCTGTGCAGGCTTAACCGGTGCGGCAGCCTTTCCTTTTTTACGCATTCGCAATCCTCCTCGCACGCACGATCGTCGAAATAAAATAGCGCAGCGCATCGCAGGTGTGGTCGTTCACTTTCAACGGCCTCTCCTTCCCGCTTTGCTGCAGCGCCTTACTGTCCCAGGCATAACTCTGGTGTTCTTTTATCGTATTTACGCACCGACGGTGGATGTGGATCCGCCGCCGGGTCAGCAACGTGTTAACATTTCGGATACCCTCGATAACAGCATTGTCCGCGTTTATCGTTTCCACGGTCTCCTTCATGCGCAGCCCCCGGTTCCGGAGTTCAATCTTGAAAGAAGCCGCCGATGGGTCGATGATGGTCCCGGTAGGCCAGACGTCCAGCGGGCACTTATGAATGAACCCCAGCAGATCGTCCGCATATTGGCTGTTATCTTTTTCATGGCCGCCGTCCACCCGGGAATCCCAGTAATACTCGTCCACGACGTAAATATCGGTGCCGTCGTCCCAGATGTCCAGATAGACCATCGGATTCACGGTGCCGTAGTCGATGGCGATATAGCGCCGGAACATGTGCGCATTGGTATAGATCCACTGCAGCTTTTCATCGCCAAACAGCAGATCGTCGCTCCAGGCGTCCCGGTAAATAGCGCCCTGCGCCATGACCCAGAGCCCCAGAATGAACCGCTGATAGAACACACCGGTGTACATGGTCCGGTACCGTTCCCGGACCTCTTCACTCAGCGACGGATTGTCGTCCATCAGAAAGTGTGTAAAAAACAGTTTCTTCTGGTCGGCCTTCTCTATCCAGTTTTTCAGGAACCAGTGCATGGGTGAATCCGGATTACAGTTATACCACATCTTCGCGCCCGGAACGGAGCACCGGCCTGAAGCCTGGTTCACGAAGCTCTCCGGCATCAGCGCCACTTCATCGCAGTACAGCCCAGCCAGCGTGATGCCCTGAATCAGATCCTGCGACGACTCATCCCGGCCGCCGAAAATGTAAAAATAATTCTGCTTCCCGCCTTTGGACAGGACTATCAGATTCTCCGTGCGGCTCTCGTCGATCTGGAACCGGCGCAGGATTAACACCGGCTTCAGCCAGCTCCAGACGTTACGCCGGAACGAACCAACGGTCTTCCCACACATGGCAAAATTCTGACCGTCGTAAGTGTCCATGGCCCAGAGCACGAACGATATCGCCATGGCGATCGTTTTACCAGCACGGATGGAGCCGTCCGCGATAATGCCGTTATGCTTTCGGTACGGTGAACTCGGCGTCCACCACGTCAGCAGCTGCATTTGCTTCAGGCTGAACCTTTGGAACTTTACCACCGGCTTTATTTGCAGTCGTTTTTTTACGGCCATGGCGCTCACCCCAAACTTCGACGGCGCTCGCTTTGATGGCCTCCGTAAAGCCGTCGTCCTCGTATTCTGTCAACTGGCCGGCCGTCTTATCCGGCAGGATGGTCTGGCCGATCGTGTCGCGAATAAACTCCGCAGCGCGCACGTTTCCAGACACCGCCGCAGCCACCATGGCCACCATCATCTTCTGTTGGACCGTCATGTTTGTGGCCTTATTCAGAGCTTCAGCAAAGCTCTTCACTTCGCCCATGGGCGCTGTTTCCGGATCGAACCAGGGCAGCTGTAGCAGGAAGTCCAGCGCCTCCTTCATGGCGACTTTTTCGCGGCGTTTCCGCAGCATGGCAGGCTGGCCCTTCCGGCCCGCGATACGCCCCGTCTCAGACGTAAACCGCTTGCCCTTGGCCAGGTTTGCCTTCTGCGCTTCAGTCAGCTGCCGTGCCAATTGTTACTGCCGTCGCGCCGGTCAGCTGCTCCCAGCGCTCCACTATCACATCGCAGTACACCGGGTCCAGCTCCATCATGTAGCAGGCCCTGTGTAGCTGTTCGCAGGCCACCAGCGTGGACCCGGAGCCACCAAACAGATCTAACACTGTGTCGCCCCGTTTACTGCTGTTTTTGATGCAGCGTGCGCACAACGCAATCGGCTTCATGGTCGGGTGCTCGCCGTTCCGTTTCGGCTTATCCACGTAAATCAGTGTGCTGGCGTCCTCGGTATTCACGACCTCTGCTGCCGGAACCCGGAGCACCAGGTTTTTATTGCCGGACGCGAAATTGATCAGCATGGACCCGTCCGCGTCCTGGCTCATGACGACCGGGAAATTGTCGTTAATCGTCGTGCCCTGCTTCCGGCCCCCGAACCACCGGTGCTTTGCGCCAGCCTTCCAGCCGTACAGAATCGGCTCGTGCTGCCATTGGAAGTCCTGCCGGCCCAGAGTAAAGGTGTTCTTGGCCCAGATCAGGCACTGCTTCAGCAGCAGCCCGGAATCCACAAAAGCCTGCCGGAACGTCAGCGACTCGCTGTCCGCGTGGCAGATGTACACGGTCGCCCCGGGCTCCAGGACCTCCTCGGCCCGCTGATAAAACGAAAGCAGGAACTGATAAAACTCAGTCCCTGCCATCTTGTCGTTTTTGATTTTCAGGTGGTCTTTCGTGCCGCCGGTGTAGTCGATGTTGTACGGCGGATCCGTGAACATCATGCTCATGGGCACCCCGGCCGTGAGCTTCGCAACGTCCGCAGCGTCCGTGGATGACCCGCACATCAACCGGTGTGCACCCAGCTGGTATATTGTGCCGGGTTGTGTTTTCGGTGTTTTGATTTTTTCCACCGCGGCCGTGAAGTCGAACCCGTCCTCCTCCGGTTCCGGGTCCGGAAGCTCGAACCCGAACGTGGCCATGTCAATCTCGTCTATCAGGTTTAGCTCGGCGTTTAACAAATCCACGTCCCAGGTGGCCAGCTCGGCCGTTTTATTATCGGCCAGCCTGTAGGCCCGTATTTCCTCGTCTGTGAGGTCGTCAGCCCGGACGCAGGGTACTTTACCTAACCTCAATCTCTTAGCCGCCTTGAGCCTCGTGTGGCCGCAGACGACCACGTTATTTTTATCGATTACGATAGGCTGCCGGAATCCAAACTTTTTAATCGACTCTGCAACCGGCTTCACAGCCGGGTCGTTTTTGCGCGGATTGCTCTCGTACGGCACCAGCTCCGACGGTCTCAAATACTCGATGTTCATCTCTCTCATAACAGCCTCCCGGCAATAAAAAAAGCAGGCCGGGAACGTCCCGCCTGCTTTAGACACTTATCGACTATAACCATTATATCACGATTAAAAATCATGTCAAGTTTTTAAGTAATTATTTTTTTAATTTTGTCATTTCTCCTGGACCGGACCGGTTCCCCGCGGTCAATGCGGCGCAGATCCAGCTGCTCCTCCAGCCACTCCAGCTCCTCCTGGGTGCAGTAAATGCGCCGCTGCAGCCGCCGCTGCGCCAGCGGGAGCTTCTTGCGGCCGGACCCAGGGCGCCGGCCGCCGCGTTTCTTTTTCACTTCCATGGCATCACCTCCTGCGCCGATGTTAGCATAATAGGGCTTGAAAAGTCAAGCCCTACTGTATGCCAGCGCGTCCTTTAAGATCTGCCGCGGGAAGCGGAACCGACGGTACGCGTCGTCCAGGATGCCGTAGTAGCGCCCGGACGGTTTGCCCAGCTTGCGCTCCTCGTGCATGATGTACACCATGGCGCGCCCGTACCGCGGCACAAACAGCTCCGTCTTGTAGTAGAACGTGGGCCAGCCCTCGTACCGGTCCAGGTACTCCTCGTCCAGCTGGTCAATGTCCCAGAGCACAACCGGAACCTTGCACCCGGCCTCGCGTTCGATGGTTGCGTAGTTTCCCGACTGCGACCCCTTGAACATTAGCCGCCAGCCGTCCAGGACCGCGGTGCCCACGTATGCCGCGTTCGGGCACCGGTAGTACATCTGGTCCACGTCCATGTTAGATCCGTAAGCAATGTAAAGCATTCTATCATCCTCCTTTTATTTGAACCGGGGCTGTGGGCCCCGGTTAGGCTGCCTGGCCGTGGCGCCATGCGCTGCAGCCCTGCAGGTTTGCCATCATGTGGGTGCGGCAGGTTTTGAACTCGTCGCCGATCAGGCCCAGCCGGAGCAGCCAGCAGCGGAAAGTGTACTTCTCGTTGTCGCTGACGGTGCGGTCCATCTTTACGGACCTGCTGTTGATGGCCAGCGCGCTGACTGCCAGACAGAACTGCACGTAGGCTTTGATCTTGCCGGCGTGGGTCGTTCCGTTGAACAGCCGGAACTCAACCGTGCCCTTACTGAACGTGGCGTGCAGGTTCAGACCGTGGTACCGGGTGTCGTCGTAGTGGTAGTTTTTATCATTTACGCAACCACCCTGGGATTCGTACCAGAGATGTTCCCAGGCGTCCATGTTTACCGGACGCGCGCCCTTCTCGATGCGGTCCGCCAACCGGGTGCTCACCTTTTTGGTGTAGTGGTTCGCGCGGTAGTCGGTGATCGCCAGGGCCCGGTACAGGATGTCCTCCTTGGACCTGAAGATTTTAACCAGGTTCAGCAGGCTGCGTGCGTCGTGCTTGTCGGCACCGACGTGTACGTGGATTCCGCAGCTTCCGTCAGCCTTTGCACCGGCCCGGCGCGCTACCCGTACAACTTCCTGTACGTCTTCCAGGTCGTCGTAGGTGCAGATCGGGGTCACGATTTCGCAAGCGTGGCTCGGGTTCGTCAGGCTGCCGTCCCTCATGAACTTCCAGATGCGGCCCTTGCGGTCCTTGCAGGCCCAGGCGTCGTAGCCGTAGGTACCAGCTGCGTACCATGCGGTGGTCCCGAAGTATGCTGCTACAGCCTCAGCTGCGGTTTCCCGTTCGATTTTAACCAGCTCGATTTCCACGCCGAACGTCTGATTTCTTAAGTCGATCTTTGCCATGTTTGCGGCCTCCTTTTTTAACACCGGCCCCGCGGGCCTTTTCCCTTTCGTCGTGTGTATATTAACTCCGATTTTATGAAAAGTCAAGCCTTTTTTATCAAATTTTTAAAAATATTTTTAGAGGCCTCTAACCCGCATGGTTGACAGGTTTGTGAAATAAAAAAGACGGTCGCGAACGACCGTCCCAAAAAAAATTATTTATTTTTTTTCGTGTATTTTTCACGCGGCCGTGACATTTGCTTCCGGCGGATCTGGAGCTCATGCAGCCAGGACCGCAGCAGATCAGCAGGAACGACCACGGACCCATCGCATTCTTTCAGGTTCCGCAGGACCTCGCGCACGTCCGCATTCCCAGGTACAATATAATTCATTCCAGCGCCTCCGCACCGTACAACCGGAGAGCCAGCACCCGCACCAGCGCAGCCTTACAGCGGGCCACCTGTTGACGCGTGGTGGCGTTTTCAGCAGCGATAGTATCTAAGTCCTTGCCCTCAAAATAGAACGCTGTGAGCCACGGATACGCCGCGTCCATGCGGATCGTGGCCAGGGCCCGGTCCATGATGGCCAGCTCCTGCCGGTCGCGCTCCAGGCGGGCCTGTAGGGCCAGAATACGCGCCTCCTGGCGCTCCTCCGGAGTCAGGCGCACGCCACCCTGCACCGACCACCGCACAATAGACTTTGACGTCTGCCCGACCGGTTCCCGCTTCAGATCCTCGATGTCAGCAGGCCAGCGATTATGCACATTGTCCTGCAGGACCGGGTACGCATACAGCCTCTGCTCCGTGGCTTTATACCCGGATGGGCGCGGCGGCTGCCGCTGAGCCAGCACCAAAGGAACGGTCTGCCGGACCACTTCTGCAATCATCTTCCGTGTCTCTTTGTCGTTCATAATGTCAGCCCTCGTCCATCGCCGTCGCGTCGTCTAACCCCGGCAGGGCCGGAGCCTTATCCTGCTCACCAAACTCCAGCACCATCTGTGCACGCGTCCCGTTGATATAGGCCATGCAGTGGTCGATCAGCTGCCTAACGCCATACGTGCTGTCCTGCCCCAGGACCTCGTGGTTATTGTTTTCGCGGGTCCCAGGCGTGCTGCCTTCGTAGGTATCGAACAACCCGAAAAATGGTGTCTTAACCTTAACCTCCTGAAAGATATTCCCCAGCATGAGATAAAAAGCGACCTCTTCCCTCCAGGGCTTTTTATCGCCGGCCGCCCGGAGCTCCAGACCGAACACACCATACCGGAATGGCAGCGGCGCATCGGCCACCTCCGGCCCGAACATTTTATACACAACCGGCTTCGACAACCGCTTGATGCATTCGGTCAGATCCGGAACCGGGTACTCCTCACACCGGACCTTTACAACGTCACCTATGGCGTTCTCGGCGTCCGCCTGGTAACTGTACTCTATCGGCGCCATCTGCGGCGCATTCACAAACTTGAACGAAATGAATCTCATCAGTGCCACCTCCATACCAGGGCCACAAAAGCCCAAAACCCAGCCAACGCGATTATAGACAAAACAACGTCAACGTTCATAGCGCCGTCACCTTCTCTACCAGAGCATCGACGATCTGCCCGACGGTCATCTCCCCGGTCGTGTCCACCGTGACCTTGCGATTATTGCGGGTGACCGCAGTGACGTGCAATTTTCTTTTATCAAACTTCTGCTCGAACCCTTTGATTTTTAGCGACCGGAGCCGCGGTTTTATTTCCATGTTTGCCCTCCTGATTTTTAACAAATTTTTTCCAGGCGCGCCGCAGATCCGCAGCGTTCTGTTTGCGAATTTCTGATTCAGTCATTCCGTAACCTCACAATATACAACTTTCCAAACATCATCCATAAGGCTCTTGTTCCATCTCAATAATTTTTTGTGCCATATTAATCGCGCTTTATGTATCATGCGTTTTCGGTTGTTCATTCCGGCACCTCTATCCTGCATCGCAGCCACCTCCGTCCCCATTTCCAGCAATCCGGCTCCGGCATAAACAGATCTAACCGGTCCCTATAACCACCGCCGAAACGGTCCTGTACGACCCACGTGCGCCCGTCAGGCAGCGTCACGCGGGTGCCATAAGGCAGATGGTCGGCCGCGCAGGTAAAGCCCACTGTAGGCCAAACACCGGACGCGGTACGGTTCCCAGTTTCGCAGTACGCGCTGATGTTCAGCGTCTGCCAGAACACCGCCAGCAGTATCAACTTTTTCATTGATGCTCCCTCCACCATTCCACAAACACGATAAAGAAAAACAGCCCAGTAAAAAACCCGAACGATACCGCTGCCGCCATCGCGAACACCGTCGCAAAATCACCCCAGACGTTCATGATTCACCACCTCGTAACCACAACTCGCCACTTTTGGTTTTATACTCGTTAAACTCGTCAAAAAGTAACGAGTAAGAACCATGTGTGGTTTTATTGGTGTGGTTGTTTTAACAACAAAACAAAATCCTCGATTTCACCACGACACCCATATCGGCACTCGTAACCAATATCGCAAACATCGCCTTCAGGGCAGATATGGCAAAACGTCCTTGCCATAAAAAATTTATATAAAACCTTTGCCATCTGCTCCGTGTCGCAGGACCGGAGCCACTCCTCGTTTGTTTGCGGGCCCGGATTTTCCATCTCTGCCAGCTTCTCCTTTTTCAGACGCCATACCCCGACGTCGTCCAGGTAAAAGTCCTCCGGAAAACTAAAGTCCGGTACGCGATACGCCATCCCCAAACACCTCCTCCACAATCCGCCTTATAACAAAGTCAGCGCAAGGCTGTGCCATTCCGTTACCCAAAGCCTTATATCTTGCTGAATCACTGCAGCTTTTATCGTCTATTAGCGTGTAGTTATCCGGCAGACCTTGCAGACGTTCACACTCGATCGGCGTAAGGCGGCGCACGGCATAACCTGCATTGACTACCGGACTTCTAAAATGGTCATGAAAGGAATCAAAGCTGAACACTACTTGGTCATTTGTGTTGGCAGCCAGCGTCAGGCTTCTGTTTTCTGACAAGAGTGCGCCTTTTCCACCGCCGTCACACCCCCCCCGCATCCGCAGGACGATTGGTGCTCCAGGGCCATCCGTAACGCTTCCGGCAACTTCTTTCCTCTCTGACTCGCCCTTCTCAAAATTCCCGCACACGCTCGGCTCGACAAATAGTATTTCTTTTGCACAAGGCCTGCCGGGACCAAAATCTGCGATAAGAAAGATTCTTTTACGCCTTTGAGGTACCCAAGCGACAGCATCGAGTGTCCGCCACGCGATCTCACATCCTGGTAATTGTGCCACTCCGTTCTCTGCCCATCTGCCATCCGCAGGCATTGGAACCTCGGCCTGTCCGATTTCTTCAAGCACGGCACGAAAATCGGCCCCTCTGCATTTGTTTCCAAATTCGTCTCGTCCCGAACTGAAGGCGCCGGGGACGTTTTCCCACACGAAAAACCTCGGGTATCGTCCGTTTGTTGCCCATCGCATTCGTCGAACAATGTTAATTGCATTGATAAATAATCCGCTTCGTTCACCCTTCAAACCCTCTCTCTTCCCCGCTACTGATAGGTCCTGACACGGACTTCCCGCACAAATGATGTCCACCGATGGTAACGTTGCACCGTCCAGCATGGTTATGTCACCCAACTGTATAACATCCGGAAAATGATGTTTCGTTACGGCCTGCGGAAACTTTTCAATCTCTGATGACCATATCGGTTTTACACCGTTGTGCTGCGCCGCCAGCAGCCACCCCCCGATCCCGTCAAACAACGATCCCAAAGTCAACTCTTGCATCTTCCCCCCAGCGCATCCTTCCAGCATTGCTCGCAGGTGTGCTCCGGACAGGTCCGGGTGTCCCGGTAGCTTGGTAGGCCCCATGCGTCCGGGCACTCGTGGTCCAGAATGCTTTTATAAAACTCCGGCCGTTTTTCCGCAGCCTCGCGGAACCAGCGCCGCTTCAGGTCAATGATGTTCATGACTTCCCACCCCCAGAGCTCTGTGCACAGCCTCCTGCAGCTTCACCGCATCGTCCCCCAGCACGTAGCTGTTCACAATGGCCTCGTTCTTTTTCCAGCAGGCCTGTTCATAAAGCCGGCGCAACTGTGCCAGGACCGTCGACATGTCGTCCGCCGGCGACTGACACAACGCATCGAACCCGAAGCTGTCGACCGCGGCTTTGATTTCCGGCGTGCTCCACATTGGCTCGCAGGGCTGCCCGAAGCGCGGATCGTCGTCCGGAATCTCTCCCAGGCAGCCGTGGTACCAGGTGCGTCTGATTCCCCGCAGGATTTCCGCTTGAGCCTCTACCCAGGTTTTGACGCGGTGCGCCGGATTCACAGAGCCCATGAGCGACTGCGCCGCCTGCCTTATTTCAGCCACCGATGGCAAGAATTTCTGTTCACAGATACATTTTTTTATCGTTTTATTTAAAAGCCCAACAGGAACGTCAGCCAGCATGGTACAGTAAATCTCCTGCGCGCCTTTTTCCCTGCCCATGCGGTACGCCATAAACAGAGTGCGCACCGCGGCTTTGATATCAGCTGAGCACATGTCGAATCACCTCCTCCGGGAGATCGTCACCAGCAGCCGCCATCGTACGCGGGTCCTTTAAGATCATCTCCAGGTACCGCAGCGAATGGCCGCCGCGCCGCTTCATGATTTGCACCGCAGCCTTAAACGCATCCAGGCCGTAGCACTTCACCAAAAGGTCAAAAGGTCGAATTGCGTCCCCGGGAACCGGAGCGATCTGCTCGGCAAAAAACCGTATTGCTTCGTTAACCTCGTCGGAATTTTGGTTATCCACGCGCGTAGCTGCTTTTATAGCCTTTTCCTTTTCCTTTTCCTTTTCCTTTTCCTTATAGCGTGCAATTGCATTTTGTGAAATGCCTTTGCATGCATTTGCATCGTTTTGCATGGCCCACCGTTTATTTGCATTTTCGCGGAGCTTTTGCACCTTTGCGGAATAAGCGTCCGCCATCTCGTCCAGCTTGGGCTTTATGTGAGTGCGCCAGGCGAACCGGAGCAGCCCGCTGGTGAACTGCGGCTCCTCGCCCCGTTTCCGGTACGCAAAAATAGCCATGATGAGCTGACTGCGCTCCTCGTCTGTTTCCAGCTCCAGGAACACGTCCTCAAACTCGTAGAGCAGCATAACCGACTTCAATGCCACCCGTGCCACCCCCTAAAATAAACTCTGCAGCCGCGTAAGATACGGCTTCACATCCTCAATGGACCGCGCCAGGATGTACGGCGCGTAATGCTGCACCCGGATCTGGTACAGCTTCTGGTCCTTGCTTTGAACCCCGGTGGCACTCTTGACTTCTATCAGCAGCACCCGCCCGTCCTTATAGGCCTCCATATCCGGGCGCCCTTTGACCACAAACGGCCCGTATTGCGGGTTATATTGCACGAACCAACCGTCCGCCCGGAGAACATCCTCAATCGATTTTTTGACGCGGTTTTCCGGCGTGTCTTTCATACGCCCTCCATGTAAACAGGAACCCCAACTACCCCGCGGATCTTATCGACCGCGGCCTGCTTGTCCAGGTTACGTTCAGATCCGTGCAGCAGGTACACGGCCTGTGTCTTGGATAAGTCCTGCGCCTGCAGGAACGACGCCACGTGGTCCACCGACATGTGGCTCTGTAAAATACGCTTGGCCTGGCTGTCGTTCACGGACCCGGAATCCAGGTTCTCTTCCAGGCCGGGAAGATCATAATTGCACTCCAGCATCCAGACGTTCACCCACGGAAACTTATACGGCAGCAGGTATGTGTCAATGGCAAATACCACCCGCGTGCCATCCGGAGCGTCCACCAGATACCCATATGGGTCCGCTGCATCGTGCCGGGTCGTGAATACACTGATGGCCCAGGGCCCGACGTACAGATCGTGACAGTTATAATTCCATTTGCGCGATTTAAAGATGGGCCGCCCGACCCCCATCGCGCTGCATGTTCCCAGGCTGGAATACACCGGAACCCCGGCCTCCTGGTATTGCTTCGCGTAGCCGGCGTGGTCTTTATGCTCGTGCGTAACCAGGCACGCTACGACGCGAGATAAGCCCGCTGTGAGCTTTTTGCGGAGCCTTGCAACAGGAACACCAGCCTCCAGCAAAAGGACGCTGTCGCCGCATTGTAGCGCGTAACAGTTGCCTTTGCTGGAGCTGGCGATGATTTGAACGTCCAATCAGAACGGCCGCTCCGGTTTTTTGGCAGGTGCCTCTGCCTCAACCGGCTGTGGATCCACCTCGGCCTGTTCCGTTTCCGCTTCCACCTTTTCAATGACGTCCTGCACAGAACCGGTCGCCGTCACGTTCACCGGCTGGATGTCCACCAGCTCGTCGGCCGTAGGCAGGCCCATGCTGATCTCCGGAGCGCAGGTGCGGATAAAGAATGCAGCAGCCCGGTATGTCAGCATCAGCTGCGGCATGGTCTGCCATTTAGATCCGTTCTTCCCGTACCAGCCCTCTTTCTTGGCCATGCCGATGGTCACGTCCGGGCCGGTCAGTTTTTCGCCTGTGGATAATTCTGAAGCATACGCCCGGCATCCGTAATCGTCGCTGCCAGGTTTCCCGAAAAACTCATAGCGCAGCGGGCTGAACCGGCCGCACATGTTGAATGTGCTGATCAGGAACTTGCTGCTCCACCCGGGATTCCCGTACACAACGTACATGTTCTGCATTACCATCATCGGGCTGGCGTTTAACCGGTTTGCCATGTCCAGCGCAATAAGCACGTTTGCAGGCTTCTTCTGAAATGCCTGCGGGATGATGTCCGACGCCGCCAGCTTAGAAGCCAGAGAAGTCATGCTCTCTACGCCGTCTTTCGTGAATAAAAAATTGTTTGCTACGACTAAGCTCTTGTCCATTTTTGTACCTCCACGTCCAATTTATTTTTGTTTTCCTGTGCCTTCAGCAGCACCAACTGACTTTTTACTACCGGTGTAAACGTGATGCTTTCAGCACCGTCAATCCACACCGGATTCACGGCCTGCAGCCTCTCCTGCAGGGTATTAACGATAACCAGACCGGCGCGGATCTTCTCGCCCTGGGAGAGGTCCCGGTACCCGACACCGTGCGCTGTCAGCTCGCAGGTTTCAACGATGTCGTCGTTCGTTACATTTTGCTGGAACAGACGCCACTGCAGCCCCGGGAAAAGTGTGTTTACTTTGTCGCTTACCATGCGACATTTTGCTGCCGTGAACTGCGTGACCAGGCGCAGCTGCTCGGACGCCTCGTCGGCATTTTCACGCTGCGTCTGCAGATCTTGCCGGAGTGTTGTAATCGTCTGCAGTATTTTCATACGTCCCTGCAGCTCGCCCAGCTTGTACTGCAGCTGGGTGCGGATCCGCCGCGCCTCTTCCAGATTGGCAAGCTCTGCTGACTTGTCCGGTACCGCAGCGCCGGCCAGAGCCTGCTCGGCCTTGCGCTTTTTTCCCATGAGCGCCTGGTATTCCGGGATATCCTCCACAGAACCGGCTGCCGGTTTCGGCGCCAGATCCTGCGCCCGCAGGTCGTCGTATTCGGTCTGTTTCTGCAGGAACTGCCCGCGAACCTCATACGCAGCCTTGTGCGTTTCCGCAATCTTCTGGTTTAAAGCCTTGCCTTTTTTGACGATGGCCTCCAGCCGGGCCGCCTTGTCCCGGTTATGCCGCGCCACCATCTCGGCCTTTTTATCTTCCGGAAGCTCCTGCCCGCAGTACGGACACGGACCGAACGTGTCGATCTTCTCGGCGTAGGTCTTGTCGTATTCTTGGTACAGCGCCTCTTTGTCGCTTTGCAGGGCCGCCACGGCCTGCAGAAGCTCCTTGTGTTTGGCGGCCAGGCTGTCCATTTCGGCCTTTGCCCGGGTCATTTTCCAGGATAACTCCTGCCCCTTCTGGTAGGCTTCACGCCGGGCTGCAGATACCGCAGCCTCAAACTTCTGCCGCACCAGATCTGCCTCCCGGGAGATATGCTCCAGGTCGCGCTTTAACGACAATTCATAATCCCCCACCAGACACGCGGATTCAGCCTGTGTGACGGCTTCATCCTGCGCCTTGACCAATTCCTCCTGTTTGGCGATCTGCGCCGCCAGATCGCCTTCTGTGGCGTTTCCGGCCAGGGACACCGTCTGGTCGATTCGGACCATTCCCTCTTTGACTGCCTTATTGGCCAGCTTCAGCTTGGCCGCAGCCATGGCCTTAATGTCAGACACGCTGAGCCGTTCCAGCAGGGCCCCCAAGGGCTGCAGCTCCGGGTGCGCTTCCAGCACCGTAGAATCGTCCACGTCGCCAGCGATCTTCAGCAGCAGAGCCCGCTGGTCCTGCCATGGCAGCCCGGGAAAATACGCCGGGTCGCTGGTCAGCTTCAGTGTTTCCGGATTCATGTGCTCCTTGACCCAGGCCTCGTACTTGGCTGCCGGCGTCGGCACGCCGTTTATAAAGTACTTGGTAGTATTGCCTTTGAAAAACTTCTCGCCGGAATTTTTATCCGTCGAATAGGTCTCGCAAAAGATGCGCTGCAGTGTGTAAACGTCCGGACCGTCGATCTTAAACCAACCGGTGACAGACACCTCAACCACCCGCAGCAGCTCCCCGTCGGCCTGCCGTGGACGGATGGTAGCCTCGCCTTTCTGACCGGTCCCGCAGACCCGGCCCAGGCTGTCCTTACCGGTCAAAAGCCAGCAGAACGCATCGAACACGCTGGTCTTCCCGGTTCCGTTTGCCCCGGAAAGAATCGTTATATCGTCAAAAGTAAATTCTAAATTTTTGTGCCCTTTAAAGTTTCGCAGGGCCAGAGAGAGAAGTCTCATCGTCGGCCTCCTTTACAAACTCCCACCAGTGGCGCCGGATCTCCATGCCGCTGACCGCATCTTCCGTTTTTTTCATTCCCACAATGAGCGCATCCTGCTCGTTTGCAGCTTCGACCACCAGCTCAACCTGGATCGTGACGCCAACCTTATATCTCATGCTATCCTCCGTAAACGCGGCCCGGCCTGTGATAGAGCATCTCACCCCTTCTGCTAACTGCGCCGGTTTGACATGCGACCGAGCCGCGTGGTATAATTAGTTATGGCATTTTACATACTCCTGATTTACCACTGACGTCCCCACGTCAGTGGTCTTTTTTTTCGTCTTCCAGGCTGTCGGCCAGGACCGATATCATGCTCATTACAAAAGCCACGCGTCTGGCCTTGTTCTGACTTTCCTGCAGCGCTACCCGGGCCAGCTCCAGGACCAGTGCCATGACGGTCTCTTGCGGGCCGTCCAGCGTAAAGGATCCGTCGCCGCCTCCCACCGAAGAAGCAAACACAACCGCGCGCTCCTCCTCGGCCGGAACCGTGATGTGCATCCCGTTCTTAAAACTAATCATCTTCATCGCCATGGCTCACCCTCCAATCACAATGTCCACGATTCCCAGCAGGTACGGAATCGCAAACAGAACCACCGCAAACAGGAACCCGGCCAGGTAGTCGTTGTGGTCCACCTGGTCCACCATCCAGTCGCCGACCCGGTCCAGCAGCGCCAGAACCTCAAACACGTACCCCCATGCGTAACACCACAACCTCATCATTTCCGCACCATCCTCTCGTTAATGTACTGATCGATCGCGGCCGCCGGGATTAACTTTCTGTTGTTCCGGACCACGAACCCGATATGGCCGTCGGCTATCTCGGCCTTTAAAAAATTGATGCTGCAGCACAGCAGCTGACATGCCTCCCCGGTCGGATATAACATCCGGCGCGGTATTTCTTTTTTTGCCATGACCTCACCTCCGCGCCAGCAGGATCAGCAGCGCATCAATCAACCTGTTGGTGGCCGCGAGATATTCCGTCCAGGAATTCACAAGCCGGTTGATTGCGTCATCCCTCGCCGGATCCCCAAACAGATCGCTCTGCTTCGTTTTTGGCCGCTGTGCGGGCTTGGGAGCCGGGGTCGAAGTCTTTGTACCATCGGCCAGCAAATCGGCCGCTGTGCAGCCCATAGCGGCCGCCACGGACAGAATCGTGCTATGCGCAAACACGTGACTCCGGCAGTAGTCCGGATTCAGGACGTGGTTAATGGTTCCCTTGCCGAACCCGGAATCATTCATGATCTGCTCTTTTGATTTTCCACTACGCATCATGGCCGCGCGGACCTTTTCCGCATCCAGGTAATAAGTGCTTCCTCTCATTGTAAATCCTCCTTTTCGTCGTCGCATTTATGATACAAAATTGTTAAAAAAAATCTCGTTAGCTTCGGCCACCGACAGCTTCAACGCGCCCACGATATCCGTAACCTCCCGGACCGTGAACGATTCGCCTTTGTCGCCCAGACGCCGGTAAAACGTAGCCGGATTCATGTGAACAGCCGCAGCCAGGTCCTGCACGGTAAGCCCGTTTTCAACGATTTTTGCCTTGAGCTTTAGAACGTTTAACATTTTATCCCTCCTTCCCAAAAATCTCATTTGTGCGACTTTCTGAAAAGAATTTACCATACGCAAAAACAAATGTCAAGTCTTTTTTCTCAAAATTGAGAAATTGCCTGTTGCAATTTTGCGAAACATGTGGTAATGTGTACGTTAAGGAGGTGAACCATGAAAATCGGCGAAAAAATAAAATACCTGAGAGAGTCCCAAAACCTCAGCGCCGATGAGCTCGGTGCCAAAATCGGAAAAAGCCGCGCGACGATCTACCGCTACGAAAAAGGTGAGATCGAAAGTGTGCCGATTCCCATCCTGGTGCCCCTGGCCCAGGCCCTCAACGTAACGCCCGCGGAGCTTCTGAGCGACGTACAGCCGGAGCCAGAACCCCAGACCGATGTCCAGCAGATCCTGCACGACTACGGACAGCTGAACACCCGCGGAAAAGCCATCGCAGCGGCGGTGGTGAAAAGCCTGGCCCTCAACCAGGAGTACCGACAGTGACCCCCGGCGGCCGGCAACGGCCGCCCCTTATAAAACGAAAGACCGTCCGGTGCGGGAACACCGGACGGTCTCTGCAGAGCTTTAACTTTTTGACGAAAAGGAATAAAGGAGTCTGCTCAATTATTATACCACGAACCCCGAAAAAAGAAAAGAGGTAAATCATGTCAGTATTTAAAAACCCGAACGGAAAGTGGTACGCCCGGATCAGCACCGGCATCAAGGGCCCGAACGGCCGGTACAAGTACGTCACCAGCAAACATGGCTTTGACACCCGGAATGAAGCCATGCTGGATGAAGCCCAGTTGCGTCTGTATGTGACAGGCAGCCGCGGATCCGCGCTGACCAGGATGACCAACCATGAAATCCTCGACCGGTACATGGCCACCAAAGCCATCCGGCCAAACACGGCCAAAAGCTACAAAGCCGCCGTGAACCATATCAAACGACTGCTGCCGGACCTGCCCGCCCGGGATACCACAGCCATGGACCTGGAGCTGTTCCGGCAGGCTGTGCTGGCAGAACCCGTCGCAACGACGACCCACCGTACGCTGATCTGCATCACAAAAGCCGCGTTCAAATGGGCTGCCGACAACGACCTGCTGATAAAAAGCCCGGCCCGGAACCTGACGCTGCCGGCCAGATCCGAACCCCGTGGTCTCCATATTGAGATGGACGTGCTGCAGCAGATCCTCACAACGGCCAAACGATATAAATACGCCCAGCTGTACATGCCGCTGCTCATCGCCGGGATGTGTGGCCTGCGGATATCGGAGATCTGCGGTCTCCTGGACCGGGATGTCACCCAGACGGACCTGCGGGTACAGTTTAACTTTCTGCGGGTCGGGAGCACCCCCAGCCTGCAGCCGTTGAAAACAAAAGCAGCAGCCCGGGTAGTGCCCCTGATTCCCTTTGTGAGCGCCGAAATTTCCGAATACAGGAGTTTCATCAGGGCCTGTAAGAAAACGGCCGTACGGCGGCGTATGGAGCTGGAAAAGACGCCCGGATTTTTAGACGGAGATCCGGCGTGGCAGGATTCCGGGTTTTTCTTTGTGTACCCGGACGATGGCCGTCCGCACAGCCGCGAATACGTCGAAAACCAATGGAAGCACTTCAAAAAGTCCCCGGAGATGGCGCCGCTGATCCGCAGCCACCCGGAGCTGGCCACGATGCGCCTGCACGACTTCCGGCACACGTTCGGAAGTAACCTGCGCCACGCCGGCGCGCCCATAGAGGACGTCGCTGAGATCCTCGGTCACACCAATAGTAACTTTACCAGGGTAACCTACGCCCTGCCCCTGGAGAACACGCACAGCCGCAGCATGGCGCGGTTTTCAGAGCTTGTGATTAATTCTGTGACGAATTCTCCGAAAAAATGATTAATCTGTGAAAACCACAGGTATAAATTAAGAAAATTCAATTAGATAGAATTAGATATAGAAAAATCCCGGAGCCCGCTGTGTAAGCGGATTCCGGGAATTTCTTTAGATGGAATTAGTATACCGGGACCTACGCTTCGGTTTTGATAACACTGCAGGCGCCCAGGGCCCGCCAGCCCAGACAGTGTGCGCCTTTTGTCGCTTGGCAGGCGACGCCCGTGAACAAATTTGTGAAAACACCTTCCCAGACGGAAATAGATATATTTAAATAGGAAAGAAAAAAGACCGGCGCGTGGCCGGCCTGTTTACGCCATCGTGCCGGTTTCCAGGTAGGACCGGCGGCCCTCGTCAGAGTAGCAGCCGTAGATCAGCCAGCCGGCCAGCTTCTCGAACACCTTGTGTGCTGCCGGAAGCTCGTGAAACTTCTGGCTGGTCCAGACGCCGTCCCGGCCCAGAGCTACGATGTAGCACCGGCGGCCTTTCTTAATTTCCAGGACCATCGGGTTGTCTGCGTGCGGTCCGCATTCCTGCATCCTTGCGATTGTGTATGCCATGATTACGCCTCCTTTGCATTCAGACGGAACTGTTTGTTGGTGGTTTCGACGATGTACCGAACCTCGACGGTGCCGCGGTACTTGCAGATGGTTTTGTACACGCTGGTGATCTGGCTCAGTTTAACGGATTTGCAGCGCGGCTGCCGGCGTACGAACGACAGCACCTTGTCTGCGGCACCCGGGAACTCGACTTTGATGTCGCCGTTCCAGTTTTGGTTCTCCAGGCGGCGGCCTTTGTAGCGGGCCTCGTATTTGTCGTTTGCTGCGATGATTTCCGCAGGATCCTCGACGTACCAATCGCGGCCCATTTTGAAGAACTCGCGCTGTTCTTTAACGTCCAGGTCGTTGTTCCAGACGGTCGGACGGTTGTCGCGCAGCCAGCGGTCGCCTTTGGCTTCGCCGACGATCAGCACCAGCGCGTCGTCCCCGTGGCGGCCATCGAACCGGCCGAACGTGCTCTTGTCGTCCAGCAGGACCCGGACCATGCGCTGCCCGTCGGTCAGGTCTACCTTGCAAACTTCGCCCTGGGTACCACTCATGGTCTCGCCATTAATCCAGAGACCCTGCGCCATCAGCTCTGCAACCTTCGCCGTAAAGATCTTCATGATTTCGGATTTTTTCATTTTAGCTCCTCCTTTATTTCACCCCGGGCACCGGGCCCGTTTCCTTTTTACATGCCCATATTAACTCTTATTTTTTGATTTGTCAAGCTCTTTTTTTCAAAATCATAAAATATTTTTAACACCCCGCTAAGCCGCACGGTTGACGCATTCAGGCAATAAAAAAAGACCCCGGACCGCAGTCCGGGGTAAAATTTTTTAAAAAATTATTCTTCAGCTTCGTCGTAGTATTCACATTGGCCGCCGGAGTAAAGACTCCACGGTTTAAACTTGTCGCCGTGGTACACGCCACAGATCGCCTTCTGGTAGCCGCGCTCGCCCTCTTCCGCAAACACGCAGCCTTTGCAATTCGGAAAATTGTTACTGCCGCGGTTATCGGTTAAACCCTCGGCCTCCCAGCGCTCCGCCTGGGTGAGTTTTCTGCTTGCCATTCACATCACTCCTTTATTTATTGTGGATCCTGACTAACTACCTGCAGGTCCAGATAAACATATCCATGCGTCCGGCGCACGCCCTGAACCACGAACCGCGTGCCTTGCTGCAGCAGGGCCTCCTGCTCGTCGCCCGGGTGATATTTTACCGGGTCGCTCTTTCCATCCCAGGACGCGCTCTTGGTTCCGTGTCCGAAATGACTGAACGGTTCCATGTACATCATCTTCGTGCCTGCCGGGCATAAAATGTTCATCATGACATGCTCATAATCAAAGCCTTTCCCTTCCGCAACACCCGTGCTGCAGAACCCGAGCTCCGTCGGAGCCGTACCGATTAACAACTTCTGCAGCTCTTCCTCAGTTCCGTGCTTCAACGTTTCCACGTCAATATCTAAGAATGCAGCAGCCCCGTGCCAACCGGTGCCACGCTGAACCTTGATGTCAAAATTGTAGCTGGACTTTTCAATGGCCTCGCTAATTTCGTTTATTTCAGATACGGTGGTAGGGCTTGCGTTTTCGAGGAACTTGCCGTTTTTAGTGTCGCGCAGCGCAGTATTCACAGCCTTGAACCCGCCGCCGGTATAATTCACCAGCGCCTCCTTAGCAGACTGATCCAGCGTCTGCCATACGGTCTTACATTTCCCAAGTAGCTTTTTATGCGCCTTGTCCGGGTCGTCCATCAGCTTCGTTTTTTTGAACCCGGCCATGCCCTTATTCGGGAAGTCGGTCGCATTGGCGCTGTACGGCGCCGGCTTAGCCGCGCTGGCCAGCTGGTTCAATGCCTGCGTGGTGCTCATGTTAGCATTAGAATTTTGATTTGTCAAGCCCTTTTTAAGATTATTCTCCGTCTGTGCAAGTTTCTTTTCCAGGGCCTCCAGCATAAAGTCCTGCGGCGTCTTTTTTAGCAGGGCCTCGACGCTGCTCTCCTTGGGCTTAAAGTCGATTTTCCATCCGGCCGGAGCTTCCTGCTTTGCCGCCTTATACTCGTCAAAAGCCTCCTTCAGCTTCTGCTGATTTTTAAGTTTCCCGTCTTTAGTTTTGGCAGCCCCCATGGCCGTCTTGTATTTAACTACCTTTTTCCAGGCGGCCTTTGCTTTTTCCGTGGCCGCTTTTTTCTGGATCTGTTTTTTATGGAACTCGTAAGCAGATGTACCGTACTCTTTTAGTCCTTTTTCGTGGTTTTCTTTGCCAAGCTCGTAAGAAGCAGGGTCGTCCCAATAGCCAGCATTAGCAGTCAGGGTAGATTTGTCCAGCTGGCCATAGATAGGCAAATACTCCTGTACGGCATCATTGTAATTTTTTAAGGCCTGCTCCAGGTCCTCGTTGGTTTTAGATCCCCATATCGCAGATTTTGCAGATTCAACCTTTTGATACGCCTGCCAGACTTCGTCTTTGCTTTTGGTTTTTGGCGGCTCAACCGACTTCTTCAGCCGCTGCAGCAGCTCGGCCTTGGACCCTTTGTGATGGGAGAACTTCGTGTGGATGGACGGAAGCAGGACCTTTTTTCCGGTTTTCAGACTGCGCCCGAACGACGGCTTAAACTTCTGGCCGTTGAGCTTCCCGCCGGCGCCGCCTTTGATCTCCCCGGAGCCCGCGTCAATTAATACCTTGGCCCCGCGGATCGTGCGCCAGATCTCCTCGTCGCGGGCCCGGATTCGCGCCAGGTTCAATTCTGTTTTATCAGCCATATAAACATACCTCCTACCGGATAATCGCCACCGTAGCGGCCACCAGGGCCACCGCCAGCCATGTATTACGCTGGGCCTTAATGCGCAGCCGTTCCTTTTTGGCCGCGGCTGCGTACTGCTCTAATAATTGATTGGCACTCTGCAACGAGCTCTGCGCTTGTTCGAGCTGTGCTGTGGATGTATTGAGCTTGCTCTTTAGCAGCGCCAATTCCTGCTCCGACCTGGTCAGCGTGTCCCTGAGCCTCATGGATTCCAGCCGCTGCGTTTCCGACAGCTGACCCAGCCTCTCCAATCTGCTGTCCAACCCCTGCAGCTCCGCCTCCGTTATTGTGTATGTCGTAGGCGTTCCGGACGCCGAGCATGTACCCGACGCCACCAACAACCACCATGAAAACAAACACAACAAGAACCAAAACAGCCACTTCTTTGTTGTTAAGCTCAAAGTCAAAAATGTCATACATCCTCCCGCCTCCGGATTCCCCAAACTACGCATAATACGAAAATAAACAAATAGAGCTCCAGCCGGCTCGCACCCGGGAACGTGTCGTCGTCCTGGTACGATATGCCCAGCAGGAGCTGGAATGGATCTAAAATATAGCCTTCAATGAGCACGCCACCGCCTCCTAACTTACCACGTGGACCACGAGCTCCACGCCGGCCGCAATACTGCGCTGCGCCTGCAGGGCCAGCCAGTAGACGTCGGCATTGTGCATCCGGAAACAGCCCAGCGTGGGGAGCAGGGGCTGAAATGGTTCCATAGCACCCTCCTCGCCCAGGTTCGCTCCCCCTCCATGAAGGGCATGCCCCCTGTCCGTGATATTGATGTAACCCCAGCCGTACCCCGGCACAAGGTCATCCGCATCCGGCCAGTCCACATCCACCCAGACCGTGTCCGTATACACGCCGTCCGGGGCATTGCACCGGGGCTCCCCGGCATCGTTATATCCGGGATAAAACTCCGTGCCTATCGGGAACGTGGCCATGATGTCATAAAACTCATCCATCGCATAAACCTTTTTCGCAGTTTTATTCACCTGGATCTCTTTTAACACGTGACCACCTCCTCATTTTTTCGCGCCCAGCTTCAGGTTGATGAGCTCAACCAGCCGGCTCGCGTCCTTCACACCCGCAGCCCCAAGGTTCTCCAGCACCGACAACACCTCTGTGGCGCTGATATAGCTCACGACCACGACCAGAATTTTCATATTCCCCTGGCCGGTCAGCTTCAGCATGTAATCGGCCGCCGCGCTGCCCCCGATCAGGATGACCCATTTTATCATCTTGCTGAAAAATGCCTCCCGCATCCGGGCACTGTTTATCCGCCTCTGCCGCCGGGCTTCCGGGATACTTTTAAAACACAGCCACAGACTCGGGTGTGCGTGCGGGTCGTCCTCCTGGAGCATCTCATACGATATGGCCAGCCACCGGGAAAACAGATCCAAAAACTCCAGCACCCCGAAGCAGGCCAGAAGCATGGCGTGGAGATGGAACGTTTCCGTCGCAAGTACCGCGCCCAAAGTCAAAACCAGCTTCCCTTGCCACTCTGATAGTAAGTCTTTCATTTTTGTGCCTCAATACTTGATAATGTACCGCATTGTCAGCGCAGGCGGCTGTACTGTTGTAGAATTGCCGTAAATGGAATTATTCCATGAAGCATTAAATTCGGATACCGTCATCGATGAACCGCCCGAACCACCACCAATAACGGATACGCCCGTTTGAGAATCATTATATGTGTGGAATGCGCCCCTGTTTTCTGGAAAAACAACTTGACTATAACTACCACCGAAAACCGACCTTCGAGAAGAAAAAGCGCCCGTAATATTCGGTAACCCGGCACTCTTAACTGTGCCTGCTGTGGCATTACCTTGAATGAATTTATCAATTAAATTGGGCACATTGAAAGTCGTTGAACCATCACCAGCGCCGTAAGACGTGCCAATAACAGAAAATAATTTATTGTACTGAACTCTGCTTATTGCTGAACCATCGCACAATAACCAACCAGTAGGAGTGTTTTGTCCTGCAAAGGCCTGCACGCACCCCGTAGGCACGCCCGTTTCAACCTCTGAATCAGTATAATCTTTGGCGGCGGCAAACCTATCGTCAATATATTGCTGCTCGTTTATGGTTCCGGTATCCACTACCACGCCGTACGCCTGCACCAGCCACAACCCTACAATAGACTCCGGCTGGACGGTTGTGGAATTGCCATATATGGAATTGGAGAGAGAAGCGTCGAAAGTTAGTACTGTCGACGGTTTATTTCCCGTTGCAGAACCATAATCAACACTACCAGTTGTTCTGTTAAATGCACCACTACGGCTCTGCGAACCATTATAGTTCCAAGTAGTGTTTTCATAAGAACCCGTAATATTTGGTAGTCCTGCTTGCAAATACGAACCTACTTCGCTTACAGTGCCATTTGCCGCTTTTACCCAGCATTTCAGACTTGGCACACGGAACGTGGTATTTCCGTCGCCGTCAGAATAATAAGGCACGTTTCCGTTGTTATTTGTGGCAAGTGTCTGCCATTGCGCCTCGGTTTTGAGATACCCCGTCTGTTCCTGCACCCATGCCCATAAGTCCGGGTAGGTTTCACGTGAATACTCCCCACCAAATAACGGTAATGAACCTTGCGGAATGTTGGGGTTAATCGTGAAATATTCGTAACCGATAGGAATCCCCCAGCCGGGTTTTTTATCGACAACAGCCTGCGCTATATCCACCGTTTCCGGGTTTGGCAGATTTTTATTATTAGTCCAAGATAACTCCCCAGCACTGCTTACCGCAGGCGTGAACGTTGCGCCGTCGCCAACCGAAATTTTACCGATAATCGGATCCGCCATATCAATGCACCTCCTCCATCACCGTCAACGTTTCCGGACCCAGCACCACAGCCTCGTCCTCATTCGCGTCGATCTTCACAACCTCATACCACAGCACCCCAAACGGAAGCGGCGCCGTGTCATGCTTCTGGACCAGAAAACTCCCGTCTGGGAGCCGCCCCCTGGAAAACAGCAGGTCCGTCAGGCCGCTGTCACGATATACCCGGAGCTCCAGAACCTCGCCGGATGCCAGCGTGGCCCCGACATACAGATACGCATCATCGCCCCGGGTCAGGCTCAGCTTTTCACCATCCACAATAAACATCAGGCAGTCCTCCTCCACATATACACGTAAATCGACGCAGGCCGCACATCAAAGCTCGCGCTTGTGCCAGAGCTCCCGGTCGTGCCGGAATGGGTATGCGACCCGCTGCTCCCGGTCGTCGCACTGAAGCTGTGCGTATGGTTGGAAACCGCGGTCGTGGTATGGCTGTGCGCGCCATTCGTGGACGTTTTCCAAATCGTATTGTCCCAATCTATGCCACCGTTCGTTCCAACGTGGTTATTAGCACTGTCATAAAAGCCATAAAGCGAACTGCCTTCCGTTGATTTCTCACCCATTGAACCGTGATAATGGTTGCCCGTAGTGTTCGTTGTATGGCTATGACCACCTGCGGCCCCGGTCGTACCACTTACGCCATGCGTATGAGCCCCCGCGCTTCCGGTCGTAAAACCATGCGTGTGAGATGGCAACGGCACATTTTTAGTGTGCGCCCCGACGGTGGTCGTGCCGTCTACCGGGTTCCCGGTGTCGGCCGCCAAAAGATACCTGCCCTTGATCTGCACCCAGGTTCCGCCGCCCAAAAGCGTCGCAGGATTCACGTTCTGGAACGTCATAAAAAGACTTCCCACCGGCCACGCGTCGATAGGCCGCACCGCCGTAACGGCCCCGGAAGCATTGGGTGTGTTGCCATTGACCGAGAACGCAAAAGCCCTCTGGATCGCATTGACCAGCCCCGCAGGGTCCGAATCATCCGCATTGAATCCGCGAGCCGCCAAAACATTGGCTATCGCATACGCCATGACCGAACACTGCCGGTATAACTTATTGTGCATCTTGGGAGAAGCCAGCCCCGGGGTGACCCCATTCAGGCGCTGGCTCTCAGCCAGGTATTCCTGGTCCGTATCTATCGCATTAAGAGATTCATCAAAAATCAGAAAATTATTAGTCGCCATAATACCTCCTTACTGCGCCAGCGTCGCCCAGTGCGCGGTATAACCGGAATAATCCAGATCGTCCAGATCGTAAGCAAACAACGGCCTGCCTGTCATATCCGTGATGGTCATAAGTGCAATGCGCACGCCTTCGGGTTTGGGAACGATGTACCCATTCACGATCAGCTCCCGCATCAGGCTCGTAAATTCCCCGATAATGACCACGTTATAGGTCATATCCTGCAGGTCCTGCACCTGTAACCGAATATTCGGAAACAGCACCTGCCACGCCTCATATAACTCCGGCAGGGTGCCCTTCCAGTAATTCTGGATAATCCGTGCCTTAATAACCAGCCGATATGTGTCATCATCCATCAGCGGGCTCTCGCCGCCAGACGGATAAAAATTCAGCAGCCGGTCCACGCCCACGATGCGGCCAATTACATCAAGCTGCGCGCCCACGGCCGTGTCCAGAATAAACGCATTCACCAGCTCATCGATAACCCCGTTATAGGTAAGCCCTTCCGACAACAGCCACAACAGCCAGCCCGTGAGCTTCGGCCTCGTTTTATACTCAGACGTTAAAAGTTTCCGGTACGCATCCAGCGCCTGGTCATCGTCGCCGCCGATATAGAACCCACGCGGGCCCAGGATGGTCTCTGACCACTCCTCCCCGGCATACGCATGCTCCAGCACCAGATCGTACACATACCGCCCATACGTGAGGTCTACCGTATGCGCAGGCACGATCGGAATAAACGCCTCCTCGCTAATAACCTGTATGGAATTAATATCTGTATTCACCGACGTCTTGACGGTGAAAATCAGCCTGTCCTGCCCCGGAATCATCTCGTACGGAGAACTGTCCGCCTTCCGGACCGTGACCGGGATATCCACCGTATAACCCCGGGCGATGGAGATGTTCATATCCTCATCAACCGAAAACAGCGCCATAACTCACACCCCCACGGTCACATTATCCGGATCTATCGTGGCGACCTCGTTGTAGTCGATGACGATATCCGTCGCGCCCAGCGTGGCAGAACTCTTGCCAATATGAACATAACTTATACCAAAAGCCGGGTTCTTCAGGTCCTCATTCACCCCGATAGCCACGCCAGCCAGCAACGATACCGATACGTCCGCCGCAATGGCGAACCCGGTCAGGTAATCGACCACGGCCGCCTTCACCTTGTCCGCCATGGTCGCCATATACCCGGTATACGGAACCAGCTCAATATCCACATAAATCGGCACGTCCGTAGGCCGGTAGAACCGGATCGTATTCGCATACCCGCCCGCGTCCGTGATGGTCTCCACTATATCCCCATTGGTATAGCACCCGATACCTTTGTGCCGCAGGATGGCGTCCGCGATATCCCCGGCATCGCCGCCCTCTACCACGCAGGTCACGCTGTGTGCCGGAAGCCCGTACGGATTCGTCACAGGATCCACCGCAGCGCTGGATGTGTCGTTCTCATACACCGCCAGCCTCTGCACATTGGCAATGGCCGCGATAGCCGCATACGTGCCCGCCAGCATGGTCTGGCTCGGCCCTGCCACGGACGCCGTCTGCCGTAACCTCAGCTGTGCGTCCGTCTCCGTTTCCGCGCCGGGAACGGCAGGCGCCGGATTCGTCACCGACAGCCACCCATAGGTCGGCGTGTTAATTTTTGTAATTTCATTCGCGGCGGCGGCCACCGGGCCTGTCTCGCTGCAGGTCGCCGTGACCGTGGTCGTGCCGGAAGTCGGAATGGATACGTTCGCCGGAAGATCCCACACTACATCGTCCGCGTCCTTCACGGACCCATTAACGATTTGTGTGTACGGCGTGCCGGTGATGACCACGTCCGCCGTAGATCTACTGCCCGCCTTACGCGCAATACCGTTTATTTTTACGACCGCGTCCAGGCCCACACCGACGGCTGTCGCAGGGCTTCTGCTGTTATACGCCATCGCCATGGCCTGCATCGTGTCGTACGTTTTCAAAGCAAAAATGGAGATCAGCTGATAGTCGGCCGAATCGTTCTCCAGATAAATATCCGAACCAAAAATCGACTTTGCCCCGGCCACCATGTCGTCCACGATATCCTGGTAGGTCGGAAAGTGGAATCCGGTCTCGTCGATGTACGGCGTAAAATAGGCCATTACTGCACCTCCTGAACATTGCTTACATAGAGCTCACCGTAGACCGTGTCCACCTGGCAAGAGAAGTCATACGACCGTTTATTCCGGTCGAACGACGATTCATACCAGGATACGTTCAGCACGCCCGTCGTGTCGCCGATACGGCGCGCAAAAATGATATCCACGGCCTTCTTGTTGGCGTCGCTACCGGAGCTCGCCAAAATGCGCTCAAACAGCGGGAGCCCGTCCTCCAGGTCCTCCCACCACTCGCCATAAAGCAAAAGCAGTCGGGTTTTTATTGCCTGCCCGACTGCTTCTCTGCCTGTCAAATAATCCGTTTTTCCATGCCCGAAAACATAATCCCAGTTTTCGTCCAGCCGCCTGTGCAGCATTACACAACACCCCCCGTATTGGCGCTTCCCTTGGTAACGCCATCGTGCTGATGGCCCATCCAGCTGCGCCCTTCAATAGTCGTCGTTCCGGAGATGTTCACCGCGCTCCCCACGATGTTGATCGTGGACCCGGAGAGCTCCACATACGCCGTGCCAGCCTCGTTCCGGAGCTGGCAACTGTTTGTTGAATAATTAGATACCCGGCGCGGCTGCGACCATGGACCCGGAATGGCGAACGCGTCCGACAGATCGTGACGCCGGATATCTATCTGATTTTGTACGCCCCCGTTTTGCCACCAGGCATCAATGCAGGAATCGCCAAAACATACCAGCACTTCATCGCCCTGTGTAATAGGCAGCGTCAGTACATACCCGCCGGCACGCGGGAACACGATCGGCACGTCCAGCAGCAGCGGGATGTCCACCCACTTCTCTGTGCCATCTTCCAGAATCAGACTTTCGCGGATGGCCACCTGCACCGTCACCGTTTGCTGTGCGGCATCATAGGACTGCACGATACCGGGAACGTGACACCGGACCTTGATAGACGCCTGCCTCTCCCGCAGGGCATCCTGCCGCCGCGGTAACGGATTAACCTCGTCGATATTCATACGCCCTCCTTACGCCCCGTTCACATATGTGCTTCCGTCGGACATAATGCCCGGCAGCGCATTCGCGCCATGCCGGCTCAGCCCGACCACGTCCGTGTACCAGTCGTTACCCCGGGTATCTCCCCGGTGCGTAACCTCGATAGCCTGATAAATCCAGTCCTCGTCCAGCGGCAGCTGTTTCTGGCCCACCGTCAAGGTCTGTTCTTTTATTTCAGAACTGCTTATTTTTATCTTCGTCATGAGTTTTATAGACGGATTCAGCAGCACCCGGAAATTAAGCCCGTGTGTGGTTTGCTGCGGAACCCCGATCAGGCCGGTGTACGGATCCACGACCAGAGCCTCATCATTGGTGACGTCGGTCAATTTATACAGATTGATCTTATCCCCATCAAAAAAATACAGGGCATTATTGCCCCGGCAGATATCGTCGATATAGTCGCAGGCCCGGCCGAAAAACACCTTCCCGCGCGGGAGCTGTTGCCCGCTGAGCCCGTCCGTAACATGGTCCCAGGCCATACGCACGCTGCCGTTGTTGCACACCGTGTCGAAGATCTGTCGCTGGTTTATGCCCTTATTTACAGACATCTGGATATAATCAAAACCAAGCGGCTGGTTTCCATCGATGCAGGAAAGAGTGAGCACATAGTCGGCGTTCGTTTCGCGTTCCCGGACCGGATAAATAACCTGCCCATCGAAGATCACGCCATACTGACCTGACGTGGCCTCTTCCGGCTTCTCCTCGCCCGTGTCTTTTTCACCCATGAACCCAGGCGTCCGGAGCCGGTCGTTTTTCTGGTCGGAGCCCATGGTGCCTTCATACCCGGCCTCGATGATGACCCGGTCGCCGTCGTTGATAATGAGCCGTTCGGTTTCCGCAGCCAGATTATAGATCTTCACGATGGCGTACGATCCGCCCTGGCTCCGCTGTTTGTGTACCTCGAACGTGCAGTGCAGGTCCGAAACGTCCAGCGCCTGCCGGTCGTTTTTATTTGTAACCAGGATGCGGTACTTGCGCAGCCATAAAAAACCACTCATGAAGCATCCCCCCAAATCAGCACGAACGTGGACCCGAGCGTCTTATTATCCGGGTGCTGCAACGACGTAGGAAGCACCTGCATAATATAGGCCTCTCCTACGCCCTTGTAGCCCAGCTGGCCCAGGATGTCCTCGCCTGGCACCAACGGTACCCCCAGCGCGACAATCGCGCCCGTAGCCAATTCTGTGACGTCTGCGAGCCATACATCATACCGGTCCAGATACCGCAACCGGAGCTCAATATTTACGTTCCGTTTTTTACCATCATCGCCCGGAAGCGTCACGTTAAAATTCTGTGTGCAATCGGACGCGCAGGTCAATGGAATCTGATAATAACTCATACTATCACTTCTTTCCGGCCATAATCTCAATCTGCCGAGCACCCGACGTCGGTGTCGTTGCAGGAACCTCGCCTTTATTAGTGCCGGTCCCGGTCGTCCACGCCCGCGCGGAAACTTTAGTCACGCCCACCTTGGCCACCAGAACCTCCCGCATGGATACGCTGCACCGCAGGCCGTCCCGCGTATTGACGTCGTCCGGAGCGCTCACCGATTCTATCAGCATGTTTTTATACGTCCCCAGGCGCGTGGTCACCGACACCGGAATCCGGGACCTTTGCAGATCTAAAAGCCGACGATACGCGCTCACGGATTTGTCGAAAAAGCTGTTAAACTGCCCCGGCTGCCGGCACGCCATAACGTCCGACATGATAATCTCCATGGTGATCCGCGTCGGTTCCCGGTACGCATGGTCGCTGATATTCGCGCCAGACTGCACCGGGTGCGAGGTAATGGTCAGCTGTTCCTCTGTTTCCGTGGACATAATGCCGTCGAAAAACAGCCCACCGATATTAGTGCGCACCAGCACCATCTGCAGCGGGTCCGCCAGCGACGACTCCCACTGCCGCGGCCGGTAACCGATATCCGTATTGTGCGAATTCAGCAACGACGTGCCAACCGCGGTCCATACAGACCCCAGGCCGAACACACCGCCGATAGAGCCCAGAACGTCGCCGGAATTCAGTGCCCCGGGAGAACCGAAGCAGCCGCCTCCCTTGCCGACTTCCGGAAGAAAAGAAGTAAAGAAACTCATCTGAAGCCTCCCCGCATCATGCGCTGCGCAACATGTAGCGCCGGATCCATACCCTGCTCGACGCCGGACCGCGCCGCCGCGCCGATCTCTTCAGCCGTAGCATTCGTGCTGTTCACGTTGATATTGACCGTGGGAGCGCCCAAAGATATGCCGCCACCGAACCCACCGCCGGCCGCAGCAGGAATCAACTGCCCGCCCCGCAGGAAGTCGAACCCATAACTGCCGCGGAACATGTCCGTGGCCATCTCATTCGAGCCCTCCATGAAGCCGGCGCTGTTGCCTAACACGCGCTCCGCCCAGCCGCCAGTCGCGCTGTCGTTGACCGCGGGCTTTTTGTTTTTTTCCTGGTAAGCGTCGTATAGGCTTTTCTTTATTTCGGGCTCCTTGTACCCGTTCAGCCGGATGTGCAGATGCTCGCCGGTCGTATTTCCGGTCCAATTTGCCCGGTCGTATTCGTCATAAACGTGATACCCCAGAGCCTCAATTTTTTTAATATAAGCCTTACGGAATGCCTCGTCCTTGAACGCATCATTCACGAGGTCGATGGCGATACCTTTGTAATGATCGCTGCCTTCCATGTGCTTACCGTTTGTCGTAGCCGTCAGCCACGTCTGCTGGCCGCCCGTGGAAGTGTGTATATCTTTCATGAGCGCAGCAAACCCGGCCCGGGCTTCCGGAGCGAGTGTGTCCAGAGGTACGCCATCATTGGCAGTAAAATATTTCTTGGACTCCTCCATGGATGTGCCAACACCATTGAAGTCGGCGATCTCCTCATTACCAAGCAGATACCCGAAAGCTCTGCGGATCTTCTTCTGGCCCTCGGAACGGTCCCCGTCCATATACGAAGATACCGCGTCTATGAGCCCGCCCAGCGTGCCAATCAACCGGAACATCAACCGAATGACAGTCCCGATGGCGTCCCCAAAAAGATCCCAAAAGCTCCTCACTTTGGGCTTGCCATCGTCTAAAGCCTTGAACATTTTCCCGAAAGATTTTAAAAGATTGCTTATGCCATTACCCAGAGAAGTAACAGCCCTGTCGGCTTCTTCCAGGCACTTCGTAAGATTGATCCCTTTAAAAATTCTTTCCAGAATGTCCGCGATTTCGGTCAATACTTTTGTAAAGCCCGTCATCCATTCGGAGCCGGTGCCCTCGGTGAATTTGATGAGCTTCTCCCAGACCGGAGCTAACGTCTTGCTGCTGTTCCAGCCGTTCAGGTAGAACATGAAGTCCTCGATCAGCAGCATGGCAGCAGACAATGCCATCAGCATGCGCCCGAACGGTCCCGCCAGAATCACAGCACCAACGGCCGCGAAAATGGCTCCCCATTTCTTGACGTTTTCAGGCAGGTTCACGATAAAGTCGTAGATCTTGCCCAGCACCATACCAAAAGCCTTGACCGTCTGGATGGCCGGAGATAGCACGTTTGACATGGCCCGCGCGACCTTTCGCGCCAGCCCGGGCAGATCTTCTCCCAGCTTATCCAGCAGCCAATTAATAAACGCCTTAAAATCTTTGATATACGGCTCAAGGTATTTAATCAGGTAGTACGCGATCCACTCCTTGAGCATCTTAAGCCGGACAAACAGCGCCTGCACGTCATATCCAATTTCCCGGATATACCGGAGCTGTGCGTCCGCATCCGCCGGTGTAGCAAACCTCTGCATTTCCGCGCGCAGCCGGAAAAACTGTTCCCGGAGCTCCGGAACCCAGGCAATATCGTCCTGCGACACACCCATGGTTTTCATGGCCACAGATAAAGCCTTGGCGGTTTCCTTTGTGGTCCACATGGACGCCGCCAGCTTTTTATACTCCATGTCGGCCATGGCTACAGACTTAATGGTCTCATAGGCCGCCTTGCCGATAGCCCCGATAGCCGCAGCCAGCGCCAATGGAGCCGCCGCCTTCTGCAAGGACGCGAGGTGGCGTTTTAACTCGTTTAGTGCGCCCTTTGCGGAATTAAAACTGTTCTGGTCAATATCCGCTCCGATCTGCACCAGATACTCGTCTAAAACATTCCAGTCCATCAACTCACCCCATTCTCTGCCGCAGCCCTCGCCCGGCGCTCATTTTCTGCTTTCACCGCCAGCATCTCGTGCGCGTCCAGCAAATCGTCAAAATCATAGGTTCCGTCCCACATCTCATGCTGCCGCCAGATGCCGGCCGTAACCGGAACCAGCGCAAACTGACGCGCAGCATCGATGGTGGGATATGGAACCGGGTCGAAGTTTAGGATTAAGCCTGGCTCTGACTCAACCCTTCGCCGTCGAAAAAACCTCCGATGTTGAATAGCGCCGCCTGGATGGTCAGCGCAATAACCGTCTTGGCGTCCGTCCGCAGATCTTCGTCTGTGTACGTACCGTCGGCCTTCAGCACCGGAACCGGCATGTCAACTCCCCCAGAGGTCTCCAGCGCCAGCACCGTGGACAGCAGAATCTTTTGTACCTCGGTAAACTCCTGGCGGCCCATGGAAGTAATCGCCTGCGAGAGCAGCTGCATGTCGTCCCGGCTAACCTTTCCGGAAAGACCGTTCATAAGCGGGAGCGCCACTCCCGCCAGCTTAAACGCAACATAGGAGCCGGCGTCCGCGTCCAGCTTCGTGAGCTTGTACCGTTTGCCGCCGGCCTCGATAATTTTGTCTTTAACCTTCATCGCCATTCAACCTCCTAAATCAGCGCGGATCGTTCACGATATCGGCGCACAGCAGGGTCCAGGTTACGCGCCCGCCCTGTGCCTGATACGGAACATCGGCCTCTTTCTGCGGGCTTACGCCCTGACAGATGTGCGAGCCCCCGGTGCTGCTGTTCTTCAGCAGCATGGAAGTCTGCGCCCACTGGTTCGTGGGCAGCTGCCACAAGGTCTGGAACCAGCGCAGCAACCATTTGTGAAGCGGCGCCGTCTGCTGAACTTCGATGGTGACCGTGCCATTGTTGCCGGCAATCTTGCTCACCATGATGGAACCGTCCGCAGCGACGTCGTGCGTGGACCGTTCTGTGGATTTGGCCACGGAAACAGATCCGGCGCCTTCACCGGTGAAAATGTAGGCCCCTACAGCCGGATGGCTGATGGAACCCACCATATCGAGAAAAGAATATGTAGTGCGTGCCATTTATAGCCCTCCTTACCTGTTAACGTTGACTTCGATAACCACGAATTCGATCGCGCCGGCCAGCTTGATGCACACATAAATGGTCGGGCAGATTCGTTTGTCACGGTCGGCCTGCGGCTGGCTGTCCAGATCGTCAGACTGCACCAGATACCCGGCATCCAGATAATCCCCGGTCATCAATTCCAGGCACTGTGCGCCGTTCCACTGACCCGGAGCAATGAACCCGGTCCGGACATGTTTGTCGCATGCCTGGTTGATAACGTTGATGATGGACGCCACACCGGCTGCGGTCTGCGGAACCTTTCTGCTCTGCGCCAACAGATCCATAACGTTGAGCTGGATATCGTTCTCCAGCATATCCAGACCCAGAATCTCGTCGAACGAGGTGCCGTCGGCCATATAGCCCTGCTGCAGCAGATCGTAATCTTCCGCGCGGGTCACGTACACGTTGCCGTTATTGCCGGTGGTATTGCGAGAACCCGCAACATACTGCACCTGCGCCTCGGTCAGCGCATCCGTGGTGATACCGGCGACGGATTTATACGCCAGCGTAAACATGCTGCCGGCGGTGCCGCTGTTCAGGCCGTTAACTTTGCCAGCCCAGGCAGCAGCAGAATCCGCGGTTCCGGAATTATATACACCCCAGGACCTGCGATAATTGGCCGCCTTCAACTTCATGAAGATATCCTGCACCTGCACCGGATCCTCACCTTCCTGCTCCGGTTCGGTATAGGTCGGCTGCAGCACGTCGGAAGTGTGCGTGGTGTACATCATGACGGTGCGCGGATTTGCGGATTCAACCCAGAGCGCCAGCGCCTCTACCTCGGCGTCGGACGCGCCCAGCGGAATCAGCTCGTACCATTCGCTGTTTGCCTGCCGGCAGGCCGTCGCGGCCGTTACCATATCTTCATTGTTCGCGGTGTCGACAACACCGACGTACAGCTTATCCGGCTGCGGGCTCTGAGAGAAGTACAGCTGAGCCGCGACATATTCATCGCTGGCATTGGTAAAACCATCGTCCAGCAATGCGTCCGCAGAAGTGTACATCTTCAGACGGGTAGTCGGGTCAATGACTGCACTGTCGCCCAGGATCAGCGCCGCATTAAATCCTTTACGAGCCGCCGCCTTTGCGGACAGATTAATGTCCACTTTGACGATCGGCCGCAGATCTAATTTGATAGCCATCTTCTAAATCACTCCTTTTTAATTACAATCTCGCCGGGCTCCAGCACGGTGGTGGATGTTCCCGGACGGTTTGCACCAACGGTGACAGGCACGCTGGTGATAGTCTTAACAATGGTGTCGTAGCTCTTGGCCACGTTGAAAATCAGGGTCATATCAGCCCGCCGCCACCATCTCGCCTGAAACAACTCCGGTGCGTATTTCGGCGCCTCGTTTCCGGGCACCACGTACACCCCGGCGCGCCGCAGCAGCGGAACCCCGTTATAAATTGCCGTGCGGATGTTGTCCAGATTCGTCGCGCCGTTCGGGCCGTAAGCAATCATCTGCACCTGCAGCACCCGCGTCTGTTCCTGGTGGAGATTCAGATCCTCCCCGGAATCCTGCCAAAAATCATGCAGCGGCTGCGAAACATCCTGCCCATCGATGAACGTGCACTGATAAAACAGGACGTCCTCCTCGAAGCTCCAGTCAGGCTGCCCCATGGTAGGCCAGGATCGCCTCACTGCGGGCCTTTCATAGGCCGCCTCAGGGTCATACCCCAGCAGGCTCATAAACGCCCTGTAAAACAAAATCTCGAGCTCATCCAATGCCATCACCGTCCAATCTGGTACCGATGCTCCGGTAGAACCCGTAGTCGATGTCCGGCGTCACCGTCACGATGCGATACCGGGCCCCGCGCCAGAACACCATGTCCGTGATATTCCCCGCAGGACCGTCCGTGATGTAGATGCGCTCGGTGGTCAGGATTTTTATGGACCCGGTCAGCCGGTCGCCTTCCGGAACCTGCTGCAGATCCTTTGCAGATGCCATGGTCACGATACCGCGCATGGTCAGCGTTTCCGGCTGGTCACTTTGCACCCAGGTGCCATATTCCCAGGCGCCCGTGCGCCGCAGGATCGTAATCTTCTGGCTCATCCTCGGGCTGTGTACCACCCGCGAAAGATTCACTCGTGTATTCATGGAACATCCCTCACAACATACGTAATCGCCTTGCGCATGGCCCCTGTGTCTATCAACGGCCGCGCGGAACCTTTCATTTTTATCGTCCGCGGGCTGTTTGGCGGCCAGCCGTTCCGTGGATTTGTGAACCAGTCCCGGCAATATCCCTCGGCCGCCAGGCCGCATCTTTTTATAGCCACATCCAGAGCCGCAGCGTCGCCCTTGCAGGCCGCTTTTATCACAGCAGAAAACAGCTTCCCGATAGCATCCTTGTGGTACTCTATCGCGGGCTCCAGAACCGGGCGCGGCGGGATCTGCCACAACGGAGATCCGTGGCTCATGATATACAGCTGGTAGGCAGCGGAATATTTCATGCCGGAATCAATGTGCGGCTGCATCTCGTCCCTCATGCTCTTCCGGCGCACGCCGTGCGACAGGATATACAGCAGCTGCGCATTATTGATCGGTTCACCTTCCCGGGCCGACTTCTTCTCCGGAATGCCAACCATCAGTCTGCGCTTCTTGAGTTTTTCCACGCGCGAAATAAGCCCGCTAAGGCCCCCGTTTTGAGCTGTGTGGCGTACGTTTACGGTTACCATACGTACATCCCACCCCGGGCCAAACGCCGCGCTATGGACGCGTAAAGCACGCCGTAGCGGGTCAGCTTAAAATCGGCCCAGCCGGCCAGATCCTGCACAGCCGATGTGTCCAGAGAATAGCTCACGCCGTCGGCCGATTCGCTCGTAACGGAACCGATGGATGTACCGGCCGCCACAATGTCGTCCGGGCCTTCCGGATTCGGAACGTTCCCAGTCATCCACAGTGTCAGCATGTGCGCCAGATACAGACCGCAGGCATACTCCCACATCTTCCCGAACCGAACCTCACTCACAACCTCATTCGTGAGCGCCACGAACATATCCATGACCGCCGTGGGTACGACCGGCGCCCCGTCGACGACCGTCGCGAACTGCGGATACACCGCCAGGAACTGCGACGATGTGTAAATGTGCTCGTTTTTTGGTTTGATGTTGGACGCCTGCGCACGCAGCGACAGTAAAATGGCCTCTATCATTTTTTCCGGGCTGCGGTCTTCTTGGCAGGTTTCGGTTCAGCAGCAGCAGAGCTGCCCTGCACGATAGGAGCAGCGTCCAGCTTCACCAGCGTGCCATCTTTGGACGCCAGCTCAAACATGCCGTCTTTCTCGATCCAGTCGGGCGCATCTTCAATGAGATTCTGTCCCTTGGAAACGAATGTCTCGCCGTCGCCGTTGCGGAACCTGAATTTTAACTTCGTAAGGATTCTCATATGCCATTCCCTCCTCAAAATAAAAACCCGGCCCCGCAAAGCAGGACCGGGCCGTACACCTTAATCAGATGCCGTCGAAGTAGCCAACCGGCTGATAATAATTAAATTTGACCGGACCGAGCTGTGCGGCATACAGGGTCAGGTAAGACGCCTGCAGCAGATCAGGCTGGGTCATGGCGCGGGTATTCGGAACGGTAATGTCGAAGTAGAGCATGTCCTCATCGTTTGCATACGCAACCGCGCGGTCGGTAGCGCCGGCACCGGCGCCCTTGCACCAACGGCAGGGTTCAATGGACACGTTCACGCCCTGACGCTTGCCAATGTTGTTATCCAGCAGGTATTCCAGGATGGACTTATCTGCGGCATTGGTTACGGTGCGCAGGCCGATATCCGCGTACTGTTCCGGCGGGATTAAAATATGATTGGGCATCCCCTTCAGGTCATATTCAGATGCGGTCCAGCCGGCAACCAGCATGTCGTTGATGTCCAGCAGGATTTCTTCCGCGGTTTTATCTTCCCATTTCCGGGAAGTGCCGCCGGCGTTCAGCGGAACCGTGGTAACGGTTACATTGGCGTCGTTCAGCAGACCGGTGGTGCCGTATTCAGTGAAGCCCTGGTACACGTTCTGGTCCAGAGTTTTGTTGTAATTCAGGCGGATGCCTTTGTTCAGCAGATCCTCCAGGTTCCGGCCAATCTGTTTGGACTTCTGCAGATCTACGAATTTAACCTTCAGAACGTTCATCCAGGTCAGGGTCGGGAACAGATTTTTGTTCATGTTGACCTGCATAACCGGAACCGCGGTAGTGCTGGAGCCAACAATACCGTGCTGATTTGCACCGGAAGTAGCGTAGTCAACATCATAGGTGCTGGTGTATTCCACCCAGCCGCCGCCGGTCTTGGCGACGATATCGCGCTGCCAGGTTACGCTGGTCAGCGGTTCACGGACCTTCGCGTCGATTTTTTCGAGCTCGGCCTGCAGGAAAGTCATGCCGGAAGCGATCGCAGCGTCGGCAGCCTTGCCGTAGCCGCCCTTCGGCATATAGGCCATGTGGCCGCCCTGGCTCATCGCATAGGCACCGGCCTGCATTAATTCTTTATCAGGTAAACCCAGAAATGCCATAACTCATACCTCCCTTACGGATTCACGCGGGTCAGGATGGTGACCTCGCAACTCTTGTTTGCATCGATCGCGCCCGTGGTCCATTTTACGTTCGGAAGCAGCACGGTGTTGGTGCTGTCAGCAGCAGCCTCAAAACCACCAACCACGCCGTCCGGAATGCTGGCATTGGCCGCGATACGAACATATACAGCACCGCCGGCAGTCGGAGTGCCTACGTTACAGGTGACGATGATGGCGCCGCGAACCAGCGCGTCGCAAACTTCGCCCTGACGATACTGCACAGTGTTCTGTGCCATGAAATTAGTAGGAGTTTTAACTTCCCGAACCGCGATACCACCGAAGTCTGCCGCAGTAAAACCTGCGCCAACCAGCTCCACGGTATTATCGCTATTTAATTTAAGACATGCGCCGAACGGAACCGGAGAAGTCGCGTTTGCTTTAATAGCACGACTTACGGTCACGTCGTCCGGAGTGCGCGCGTAGTTACCAGGGTAACCAAAACCCATGGATACGCCGATAGCTTTACCTGCCATAACTAATTACCTCCTTATTCACCCTTGTAATGCGGATTGTAGCGCTTGGCGATGTCGCGACCCAGCGCCATATCATCCATCTCTTTTTTAGTGTCGGTGGCCCGACGAGTCGCAGCCTTCTGAATGGCCGCATAACCGGAATCGTGTACGTTTCCGCGGATCAGCTGAGCCAGAGCATCAGCCGCGCGACGGCGCTGGCCTTTATTCGGGATAGCAGCCACAACCGGCTTCAATGCGCTGATAGCTTCCAGCGCAGCGTCCCTGGCGGCGCAGCCGTCCTCCACAACGTCCTCGGATTCTTCCGCTTCGATCA